TGGCTTAATTTTGAATTTTTCCTAGCAACAGAACTTGGTAAAACTTTAATTGAACTCAGAAATCTTTTAACAGAGGAAGAGCTTATTTATTGGGCTGCATATTATGATTACAAGAATGAAAGAGAGCAAAAAGAAATGCAACGACAAAAAGCCAAATCAAGGTAATATATAATAAAGGTTATTTGTTTCTGTGGCACAATCAACGGTTAGATTAATAGTTGATGCACAAAATGCGATAACACCATTAAAAAGAGTTAATGACCAAACAAAGAAATTAAGTCAAACTACAGATAAATTAAAAGGGAGATTAGATAAATCAAATAGATCATTAAGAGATACTGGAAGGTCTGCAAAAGTAGCATCAACAGGTGTTAAAGGGTTAGTAGGAGCATTAAGACCTTTATTGGCTGCATTAGCAGTTGTTGGCACAGCAAGATTTATTTTTGTTAAAACTGCTGAACTTGAAACACAAAGAAAAAGTTTAGAAGTCTTAACAGGATCATTAGAAAAAACTAATAAAATAATAAAAGAATTACAAGATTTTGGGGCTGTAACACCTTTTACAAGTAGTGAACTAATTGAGCAAACAAAAAGATTGAAAGCTTTTGGGTTTCAAACAGAGGAATTAGTTGATACAACAAAAAGACTTTCAGATGTTGCTGGTGCAACTGGTGCTGACCTTACAGGTATTGCAACAGCTTTTGGTCAGATAAGAGCAAAAGGAAAACTACAACAGGAAGAAAATCTTCAATTATTAGAAAGAGGAGTAGATATAACAACTGAACTTAAAAAAATAACTGGATTACAAGGAGAAGAATTTGAATCTGCTATGAGAAAAGGAAAAATAGGTGCTGATCTTGTCACGAAAGCATTAATAAACTTGACAGATAAAGGAGGAGCTTTTGCTGGTGGTGCTACTGCACAAGCTGACACTTTGAATGGAAAACTATCAACTTTGCAAGATACCATTGATACTTTGGCAAGAACGATTGGAGAAGAACTTTCAGATGAAATAAAAGGTGTTATTGATATTGCGATTGCTGGTGTAAAAGAAATAAATAAACTTATCGAAAGAATTGGAACAGCAAATAAAGTTGGTCGTATTAATTTAGCAAATATTACTATGGAGTCTAGGAAAGAGGCTCGTGAACAATTAAGAAAAGAAAAAGGCAGTTTTTTTGCTGGTGCTAATCCTTTTGGAAAAGATAAAAAAAGAGAACAAGAACTTTTTGAAGAAATTAAAGCGAGAAAAATAAAAAATTTTTTAGAACTCAAGAATGCAGAAACTCTTAAAGAAATTAATAAAGCACAAAAAGAAACCAACAAAATTGTGAATGATAACAATGAAAAAACAAAAGAAATTAAAAAAAGTACCGAGAAAACAACAACAGCTATTGAAAGCTCAGTTACTTTTAATGAACTACTTAATACTGGGTTAGAGCAAACAAACTTTTTAGTTGATGGCCTTTCTCTTGGTACAGATAAATTTGCTGATAAATTATTAAATGTTAAATCTGAAACAGATAAATTAAATGAAAAATTTATGGAGATTGGTCAAGGAATAGAACAAAGCATTGTTTCCAACTTAAGTGATGCTGTTATGGGTACAAAGACTTTAGGTGAAGCTGCTGTTGGTGTTTTAAATCAACTAAAAAGAAAGCTCGTTGAAGTTGCAATACAACAAGCAACGGCTGGTTTAGGAAATAAAATAGGTGGATTTTTAGGTGGCTTGTTTGGAGGAGGAGGAGGAGGAGGATTATTTTCTGGAGGTGGTGGATCTGGAATAAAGTTTGGATCTGTTGATCTTGGTTTAGGCTCTGGATTAGGTTTTGCAAACGGAGGAAGGCCACCAGTAGGAAGAGCATCATTAGTTGGGGAGCGTGGCCCAGAACTCTTTGTTCCAAATTCTGCTGGTACAATAATCCCAAATAATAAATTAGGAGGTGGAGACAGTATTACTAATATTGTTAATGTGTCAGTAGATGCCTCTGGTAGCTCAGTTGAAGGTGATGACGCATTATCACAACAACTTGGGCAAACAATCGCTCTTGTAGTCCAAGAAACACTTGTCAGAGAGAAACGTAATGGAGGTTTATTAGCATAATGGCAACTTTTCCATCAATCAAACCAGCATACGGAGAAACGCAAACCATAGAACAAGATAATATTGTTGTAAAACTTGGGGATGGTTATGAACAAAGATTAGTTAGAGGACTTGCAGCAAACAAGAGATACCATCAAATAACTTTAGTTTTTAATATTTCACAGTCAGATGCAGATACAATAAATACTTTTCTCAATGCACGTTTTGATGATCAGGATGCTTTTCAGTACACAATAGGAGGAGAAAGTTCTGCAAGGAATTTTATTTGTACTCGTAGATCAAGTTCAATCCCTGTAAATGCGAGAGTAACAATGAATTTAACTTTTAAAGAAGTATTTGAACCCTGATGGCTATACCACATTCTGAATTACAAAAAATTAATCCAAATTCAATAATCGAACTTTTTGAACTTGAACTTGTAGAAGGTTTGCATTATGCAACAGGAAATCCATCTAATGTACCGACAATTTACAGATTCCATGCTGGAACTAATATTGATAGTTATGCCAATATTGTTTGGCAGTCAAACACTTATGAAAGATTCCCAGTTGTTGCCTCTGGCTATGAATATACTGGCAAAGGACAAATCCCTAGACCACAAATTATTATGAGCAATTTAGGCGGTATTACAAGATTAGGGTCAGTAATACGAGTAACAGACTTGCTTGCTTCAGTTAATTTAGTAACTCCACATAATGATTTGTTAGATGCAAAACTTACAAGAAGAACTTTAACTGCTGATGCCTTAGATGCTTCTAATTTTAGCGGTGGTACTAACCCATTTGGTACACCAAGTTCAAATGAATTTCCAAAAGAGATTCATTTTATAGATAGAAAAATACAAGAATCAAGGGATGCTGTACAGTTTGAGTTAGTTAACAGGCTTGATATGCAAAATAAAAGAATCCCAGCAAGACAAGTAACAAGAAAAGATTTTGAAGGTGTAGGAACTTTTGTAAATTAATGAATGAATACTGCAAAAAACAAGCTATTGCTCATGCAAAAGAAGAGCAACCTAATGAATCTTGTGGTTTGTTTTTAAAAACAGAAAAAGGATATGAATATTTTAGATGTGAAAATGTTGCCCATGAATTTGAAACAAATACTTTTGTTATAAATCCTTTTGATTATGCCGATGGAGAAGATAAGGGAGAAGTTGTTGGAATAGTCCATAGTCATCCAAATAATATCTTGCAATTTTCAGAACCAGATATTTCCAGTTGTGATGCGATTCAAGTACCTTTTTATTTAGTTTGTCCAGACTTAGATAAAATGATTGTAATTAAACCTAAAGATAATGCTTAAAAAAATAAAAATTTACGGTGTTTTAAGAAAATATACAGGTCAATCTGAATTCATGGCTGATGTAAGTTCACCTCATCAAGCTTTTAGTTTTTTATTTTGTAACTTTAAGGGTCTTGAGGAGAAGATGGCAAAACAAATGTATTGTGTTCAAGTTGGGGATAAAAAAATAACACAAGATTCAATTCATATGCAGACTGATCAAGATATAAAAATTATTCCGATTGTTCATGGTAATATTATTGGACTTATTATTGGAATAGGTCTTAAGTATGTTGCAAAAAAATATATTGCAAATGTAATTCTTAAATATGTAGTTACTTATGTTGCTACCAATCTAATAATGCAAGGAATTAATAATTTAATTTCACCGCAAGAACAACCACAAAATCAACAATCAAGACAAGACCCACTTGATCCAGCAGCTTTATCTTCTAATTATTCCTTTACAGGACTAACAAACATTAGCCAAGCTGGTATTCCAGTTAATATTGCCTATGGTGAAATTTTGGTTGGTTCTATAGTGGTATCAAATGGAATTGATACTGTTCAAGTGGAGGGTACAAACTAATGTCTATTAAAGAATTTGATCAAAGTACAACTTTTTCTAATCCTGATTTACCAAGTGGAGCGTTATCTTCAAAACAATTTAATACAATAGTTGAGCTACTTTCTGAGGGGGAAATAGAGGGAAGTGCAACAGCATCAAAAAATGGCATCACAGACAAAACATCTACAGCTTATATAAATAGTTTTAAAAAAGATATTTTCTTAAATAAAACACCAATCCTTCAAGCGGCTGCTAGTGTCACAGCACCAAATGATAGTGATTTTAATTTTAAAGATGTTGGTTTTGAATTTAGAGAAGGCACATCAAATCAAACTTTTATTTCTGG